CACTATTACCAAAAATATAATTAACATCTGTTGTAGCAGTTGTACCATCTGAATCATATTCTGTTGCATGAGGTTTACCAAATACAGCAGAATCTTGCCACGCGCTTCTTGCTAATGTGCCCACAGTCCACACCGGTCTTTCTGAGGATGAATCTAAATAATTAAAAGTTACAACTCTATTGACTGTGCCTGATCCTGAGTTAGGATAGAACCACATTACTTCACCAAATAAGTTATTTAGTCCTGCATTAATATGTTGTTTTGGAATTGTATTAATATCATCAAAGACATGATCTTCAACTAAACACGGTAATGATTCTAGTCTACCAGAATATCTAAAGAAACCATTCTCTGACATCCAGTAAGCTGTACCGTCTACTTCAACAGCAGCATTCTGTCCTATCAATCCACAGTTAGTACCAACTTGTTGAAACGAAAATGTAAACGGTGGGCCAACGAATCTCATAGTAAATAAAGCTGTGTCTGTCCAAACGTAAATTGCATCTCTACCTCTGATTGCTCCCATAATCTTAGATCCATCTGCAAGTCTTTGTGTACCTGCAGTATTAGTTGCTGAAGGTGCGTACGTGTTAATATCTTCTTGTGACGAGAATCTGACAAACATTGGATCTTGTGTAGATTTTGTTCCAATAGTTGTTTCTGTTCCAAAAAATATTAAGTGTCTATCTGGTGTAGATACTAAACTAAATGCTGACGCAGTTGGTGCGTTGCTTACAATAGTTGCTCTTGTATCTGTCGCACCTGTTGGGTTTGAATTCCATTCAAATGTTTCTCCACTATTAATTGTTGCAATAAGTTTATTACCAAAATTATCTAGTGACCATAAACCTGGCGCTGTTATAATATCTCCTGATGCTGCTGAGTTCCATGCAAAAAAGTTTGATGCATCGGTAACTGTTGCACCAGAACTATGACTAGCTGCCGTTGTACCACTAGCTCCTCTTGTTAGTCCGGATAACGTTCCACTGCTATTCCCTGTGTAACTAATTAATTCTGTTCCTATAATAACTGTTCCAGAAGATGGAAAAGACGATGAGCTTGCCATTGTTAAACTTGTAACTGATGTATTAATACTTGATGATAACGTTGAGGTAAACTGTCCTGCTTGTTGCCCGCCCCACGATCCAAGACCCCAACCAGTAGATGCAACCTCTACAGCTGGTCCAACAGGATAATAGTGTTGAACTCTAATACCTCCTGATGTAGATGCGCCTGAACCTGATTCGTTAGATCCAACGTCAATAGTTAAAGTACTATCTGTTGGAATGGTAGTTACCATAAATTTATTATCATTAAAATTACTTGCTGCAAAATTAGAGTTAGTTGCAGAACTAAAATTGTCTAATAATATAATGTCAAATTTGTTTATATTGTGCGCTGATGAAAAAGTTAAAGTTACAGTTGATGATCCATTAGTTGTAGAAAAAGCACTTGTTAAAGTTGTTGTCGCTTTAATTGGATGTATGTCGTAAAAGATACCTCCAGAGTAAGCGTATAAAATTCTGTTAGTTCCTAGTGCAGCATACTTAATACCTGATGTATTTATAAAATGATGAATAGCAGTATTACGCCCTGTCATATCAACAGAACCTAATTGTGCCCAACCACCTATTTTTTCAGGTGAGCCATATCTAAAACGAACGTTGTCACCATTAACCCATTGGCTCTCGCCGCCCGTTGATGTGACTTGTTTATTGAATCCAGGTGCAAACTTTACCTTTTGTAACATAGTGTGATCCTATGCTCTACGGTTTAGTTGGCCACGTAGCGTTATTACATTTATCAACAGTGTCTTTACCCGCTGGTAAGTCTCTTAAATCTTTACGATATGTTTTCATATCGTCAGATAGAGTATTATCAGACAAAGCAAGGTAATCAGTTTCAGCAAGAAGTCTATTTCTTTTAGATCTTAGATCAGCTAAAGCTCTAGCAGGGGCAGCATCTGACCACGCTTTTTCTTCAGCATCTCTAGCTGTTTCTTCTTCAGCTGTAAACTGTACTTTGTTACCGTTTATATTATGATATCTTGGCATAGTTTTCTCCTTTGTGTTTATTTATCATTATTATTTAATGCCGTAAAGGCAAATATCCCCAGCGTCTATATTGCCAGAACTCATTTTAAATTGCACCGCATCAACTGCTGATGTTGTGTTAGCATATCCAGCAGAAAAGTGATCTTCAGAATAATCACTATTTTTATATGGATTTGTTCTTGCTATAAAATGTTTTACAAATACAGTTGATGATGGATTAAATAAATGTAAAGTTCCAGCTGTAGATTGATCGTTATCATTACCAACAGAGTTACTGATAGTTTTAAATCCTGTGCCTTGCGCTAAATCTAAACTAGAAGAATATCCCATTCCAGCATCACTATCTCCTTCATTATGATAAGCATCAAAAAAAGTGGTTGTTTTAGCAACATTATAATTTGATCCACTATCTATAGACACATTAAATTGAAATAATGCAGCATCAGTAGCTGGATGAATATTATTAAATGTAAATAAGTATTCCTTATAAGTATTATCTAGAACTACATCACTTGTTCCATCTACAAAAGATAAAGTTGCAGAACTAGAAGCTGTTAGTTTTTTAATAAAAGTCATGGACCCGCCTGCTACAGAACCAAAAGCTGAGACATTCCTAACTCCACGATTATTTAATTTTACAAGTGCCATTATGAATCCTTTATACCATAGAGTTTGACTGTGCCAGAATCACAATTTCCACTTTCCATTTTAAAAGAAAGTCCAGTAATAGCAGAAGTTGTGTTAAAATAACCAGATACCCTAGCTGAGTTATTATAATTACTATGATATGCTTCACTTCCAACAGACATAAAATGTTTTACAAAAGTTGTTGAAGAAGGATTAAAAATAGTAAGTTCTCCAGAAAAACATTGGTCGTTATCTGCAGCTAAATTTCCATGTAAAGGTTGAGGAGAAGTTGATTGTGCTAAATCATCTCCAGTTCTATAACCAAGTTCAGCAGTATTATTATTTTCATAGTGTCTAGTTCTAAATGCAGTAGAAGTTATAGTAACACCATAAGAACTTCCACCATTTGTAGAACCTTGAAATCTAACTACTGTTTCTTCAGAAGGATGAAAATTAATAAACTTAAATAAATAAATAGGATAAGTAGAATCAAATACAACATCATCACTACCATTCAAAAAATCTAATGTACCACTAGAACTAGCAGTCAAAGTTTTAATATGTGTTAATGATTTAGCTGCCCCAGGTACGGCTGAGATATTTGCAATGCTTCTGTTGTTATAAGTTACAATTGACATTACACAACTCCATACATTTTGATTGTTCCTGAATCTATATTGCCACTAGAAAATTTAAATTGCACTCTTGTTATAGCAGTAGTGTCGTTTATATACCCAGCAGCAAATGAATTTCTACTATTGTCATCATGAGTATAAGAATTAGAAGTACCAATAAAATGTTTTACAAAAGTTGTAGAACTGGGATCAAACAAATGTAATTCTCCAGCGCAACATTGGTCATTATCTGTTCCTAAACTTAATGCTAATCTTTGAAAATTTGTGCTCTGTGCTAAATCACTTCCAGCTGAATATGTATTAGCTGCTTCACTATTATCTTCAGTGTGATTAGAATAAAAAAGTGTAGAAGTAATAGTTTGATTATAATCACTATTTGTCCCAGTCTCTACTTGAAAACTAAAATGTGCATCACTAGCTGATGAATGAATATCGGTGTATTTAAAAATATATTCTTTATAAGTAGAATCTATATTACTAGTAAAACTTATAGTAGAACTAGAGCTAGCAGTTTGTGTTTCTAATAATACTAAGCTACTACCAGAGACCCCTGAAGGGAGACTGGTAATGGATGCCATGGATCTGTCATTGCATACATTGATTGACATGGGTTATCCTTTAGGGTTAGCGTCTTTAACTGCTTTAATATGTTTGTACCATTCCCCTGTTTTATCACCTTTATCTGCTGTCATATCGTGATACAACAAATCCAATTGTTCTTTTAGTTCTTTGTATTCACTTGCTCTTTTACTTAAAACACCGTTCAATGTTTCTTGTGTGTTACCTGCAGTTTCATATGATGCTATCTGAGAATCAGTAGGTTTGTCTAAACCACTAACACTCCATGTATGAATATAATCTCCATTGCCATCACTTTCATTTCTTACTTCAATATTATTTTGTTCTGTTTCCCAAGTTTTGGAATTATCCTCCAAATATTTTTTAATTTTAGTTATAAGTCTAGCCATTTATTATACTCCTATTAATTTAAATCCTGTAAAATACGATCCTTCTGCTTCAATAGAATAAGCAGAACCAAAAACTTTTCCATAAACTTCTATATAATCATCTGCATCTAAACTTACTATTGTTGTAATTGTTGAATTATTTGTTCTTGTAGAATGATGTCTATCTTCATCTAAAGCATCTTGACTTTCAGTTAAAAAAGAACCATTTTTGTAAATTCTAACTGCTTTTCCAGAATAATCACCAGAGGCTCTAAAATGAATATGAGCACTAATTAAGTATTTGCCAACCACAGCTGGGGTAAACCTATAATTAGTCGAATGATCATATACTCCAGTTACATCCCAACTCTCTGTATTAAATGCAACTTTTGTATTAGCTTCAGATGAAAGAGAGTCTTGATCTGCAGACATTGTAGCTTTAAAAGATGGACTATTTTTACCACCTACTAAAGATACATCTATTCTTTTAATAGTTCCTGCGTCTGATATCAGTAACTCATCAGTATCGTCTGGACTACTAGTTAAAGCTGTCTGCCCTGATATAACATCATTGTTTATTTTAGCAGCAGTCACGGTATCGTCAGACGGCTGGCCGATGTCGAGCACGTTACCTAATATTTGAACGAAGTCAATAACATCCCCTGTCGCCAGATTCGAGGCGAAAGTCATCGTACTAGATGAGATTGTAAAGGATGATCCTGGTTTTTGTAGGATACCATTTAAACTGACCAGCATATGATTAGCTGATTCTGGGGCGACATTTACGCCTCCTACTTGTAGAGTATAGGCTGCCTGTCCGTTTACGACTGATATCGCATCACAGACCTGAAAATTGCCTACTGTGGGGGTCTTCCCTATGTACATTCGTGTTCTCCTTTTTGATTATTTATCATATTAATTTATTCCATACAAGGTTATAGTTCCTGCATCTATGTTTCCTGAAGCAAATTTAAATCTTACCGCTGTAACTGCTGCTGTTGTATTACAGTATCCAGCAGCGAAACATTGATTTTGTGCAGCACTAGCAGAATGACTTACTGTAGCTATAAAATGTTTTACAAACGTTGTGCTTGAAGGGTTAAATAAATGTAAAAAACCATTTAAATTATCATCATTATTTGTATGAGTTGATCCTGGAGATAATGGCATATCGCTTGTGCTTTGTGCTAAATCATCATTTGCAGCGTAAGCTATTTCACCATAACTATCTGCCTCATCATGTTGTACATTAAATAATGTATTTGTTTTAGTTAAATCATATGAATGACTAGATGTATCATCAGAAAAATTAACTCCTAATTTAGCACTTGCTGATGGGTGTATATTATTAAAAATAAACATATACTCCTTATAAGTAGAATCTAATACAACATCAGAAGCTCCATTAACAAAACTTAAATCACTACTGGAACTAGCAGTTAACTTTTTAATAAAAGTCATAGCACCACCCTCTAGGGTAGCCTCTAGTGCATCAGCATCAGAATCAAAACCAATTGCTTTATTAGCTGCAGGGGTTAGATTAAGACTATTATATTTTAATTTATTAAGAGCCATTAACTATCCTTTATTCCATAGAGTTTTATTGTACCTGCATCTATGTTGCCACCACTCATTGCAAACTGTATTTCGTCTATAGCAGAAGTTGTGTTAAAGTATCCAGCAGTGTATAAAATATGAGATTTATTATCATCTGTTGAACATTGGCCTTTAGCTATAAAATGTTTTACAAATGTTGTTGATGATGGATTAAATAAAAATAATTCACCCGACCCAGATTGATCATTATCTGAACCAATACCTTGAACAATTATTTGTGCTGATGTCCCTTGTGCTTGATCCCTACCAGACTCATAACCAACACTAGTAGCACTGCCACTTTCGTCATGTTTTGCTTCAAAAGTAGTTGATGTTATAGTTTCATTATAACCACTTCCACCTGCTGCATTTCCTTGAAATGTAAAATGCCTAAAATCAACAGACCCGTGAATATTGATAAACTTAAACATATAAACAGGATAAGTAGAATCTAATACAACACTAGATGACCCATCTTGAAATTGAATAGTGCTATCAGAACTAGCTGTTAAAGTTTTAATAAGTGTCATGCTACCAGGGTCAAGAGTTGTAAACCCATTGGCATTTGAATTAAACCCTAGGGCTTTACTGGCTGCACTTGTTACATCAAAACTATTAAAATTATATTTTGTTAAGGCCACTAGGATACTCCATACATTTTGATTGTTCCCGTTGCCATATTGTTTTGACTAAATTTAAATTGAACAGCATCTACAGCACTTGTGGTATTTCCATAACCTGCAGCAAAACAATCAAATGCTCTATTTGAATATTCATATGGTGCTGATCTAGCTATAAAATGTTTTACAAAAGTTGTAGAAGATGGTTCAAATAAATGTAATGTTCCAGACACACATTCATCATCGTCTCCTCCTACGTTAATAGATATATCTTGAAATCCTGTGCCTTGTGCTAAGTCATGTGCTGTTTCATAACCAATGCTTGCTGCACTATCATCTTCGTTATGCAAAGCTCTAAAATGAGTTGAAGTTTTAGTAACATTATAATTACTCCCACTATCGGCACTCATGTTAAATTGAAAAGTATTAGAACCAGCATTACTTGATGGATGCATATTTATAAATTTAAAAATATATTCTTTATATGTAGAATCTATTCCTGAAGTAAAAGATATGGTAGCGCTAGAACTAGCTGTTACTGTAGATATCAACACCAAACTTCCCCCAACATCTCCTGTCTCTATACCATTGTTATTGGAGTTAAACTTAATCGCCTTGCTTGCTGCAGGCGTTACGTTTAGACTGTTGAAGTTGACCTTAGAGAGTGCCATGGGTTAACTCTTTGGGTTATCATCTTTAATTTTTTTAATACGAACTTTCCATGCATCTATATCTTTATAGATTTCATCTAGCTGGTCTCCTATGTCTCCGTATAAATTTTTACGAGTAGCTCTGACTGTGTTATTAGATTCTTCAGTGTTACCAGCTGTTTCATATGATGCTAGTTGAGAATCTGTAGGTTTATCTAAACCATCTATTCCCCAAGTTGCTATGTAAGCCCCCTTACCATCACTATCGTCTTTTAAATGCACATTACCATTAGCACCAAAACTAACAGTTTTACTATTAGCTTCACAGTAAAGTTTAATTTTTGTTGAAATACTAGCCATTTATTTTCCCCTTTTTAATTTTATGATTTCTTAACTAAAAATCCTCCAAAAAAACAATGTTCATCTGTATCAGTTATTGCAATAGTGCTGCCAGATCCTTGATAAGAAGCAACTTGAACATAATCATCAACTCCATCTAATTGAATTGCTCCAGAAAGATTAGTTGTATTATAATCTTCATTATCATTTCTTGCATTTAACATTTCTGATCCATTTTTAGTTATTGATAAATTAATTCTATCAAATGCTGTTGTGCTTGATTGATACCTAATACCAGCATAAAAAAAATAATAACCAGCAACTAGTGGTATAAATTTATGTGTGCTTGTATTATATGCTGAACTACTATCAAAAAGCTCTGTACCGAAAGCTATAACTGTATCTGTTCCAGTAGCTATATTTCCATTTGTAGGTGAATGAACATGAAACGATGGATCGTTTGAATCACCACTAACAAAAGTTTTTAATCTTGATGCTGCAGATTTTCTTAAAGTTCCACCAGCACCATCATCGATTAATAACAAATCTGCATCGGCCAAAGCCCCACCTACATCAGTTGCTCCTGTAAAAAAAGCACTTCCCAACATACTAGATGTAATACTATTAGTTGCAGGTGTTACAGTCTGTAATGCTCTTCCTAGAAATACACAGTACATCGTATCTGTCGAAGCCGTAGCCGCAGATAGTGTCAAAGCGGTCCCCGAAGCAGTATATGCTTTACCAGATCCAGGTTGCTGTCTTACGTTATTTACAAATAAAGCTATTTCGTTTTCATTAGCTACAGCATGATCTAGAGTATAGGAGGTAGTAGCACTCGTAGAAAATTCTTGAGTAGCAAACGAAGTAAACTTCTCTGCAGGTTGAATACCAATGTAGGCCATCCTATGTGATCTCCATTATGCTTAACGTGCCTGAAAGTTTATCAGCTACAGAACAATCGATTTTAAGTTCATCGGTTGCTTCCATAACAATTTTTCCTCCAGACAAAAGTTCAAGTGACGTGCCGCTT